GTGCTCAAGCACATCAAAGGCCAAGATGCGCTCAAACTGTCTGTCGATCTGCATAGGTGCGCCAATATCCACCACCCAATCTGCGCCAACATCAGCGCGGATGTCAGCATTCACGCAGTCAGGCTTGTAATCCCTGCCCGAACCCAGATTAAGTGTCAAACCACTGCTTGGCATATTCGGGTCTGTGTTTTCTGATCCATGGCATCGCCTGCTGAATCAGCCGGTTGCCATCCATGCCAATCGTCTGACTTCCCATGTGATGGACATAAGACCGGCTCAGGTAATGGTAAAAGCCAGCGGCACGCAAATCCTCACAATGCACATCATCGGAATACCAGTTCAGTGGCGGGAACTTGAAACATTGCCACGCATCAGCACCAATCCAAGAAAAGATCGGAGATGGGCACTCCATAGGCAAAATCGCGTCTTCGTAGGGGTACTTGAAGTAGTACAACTCTTGATCAAAGGGGTTGCTGCGGATATTCTGCACAGGTCTGGCGGCATCACACCTTGCCGCCACCCAGCCCACAGGTTCACCGGTTTCGGCTTTGACCGTTCTCACATCCTCAAGCAGTAACCGATAACTCGTAGGTGTCAGCACCACATCGTCATTGGCGCAGACAACTGACTCAAACCCATCAGCAAAAGCGCGATCCATGATCTCGTTGTAGTCTTCACCGAAATTGCGCGGTGCGCCAAATACTTTCAGATCAGCGTCAAAGCCGCCAATAATGGACTCTGGACCGCGCAAATAGACAGGCACTTCGGGACAATACTCGGCAATGCTTGTGAGCATCACCCGCAAACCTTTGCCGTGTACCGTTGAAATGCATATCGGGGAGATCACTTTTTGATCTTTTTGCTTTTGGCTGTCTTTGCCGCAGCGCGGAAATCAGCAGCAGATGGCGCGGCCTTTGAGCCAGGCTTGTTCATCTTCTCGCCCGAACCGGCAGCGATCCTTTTTTGCTTGGCGTGAATGTTGGCGTAGAGGCCAGGTTTAGTCGCCATTGCCGCCACCAATCTTGATTGTCAGCAAGGACTCTGGCATATCTTCGCCATCATCTTCTGACTCACCATCAGATTCACCCTCACCCTTATTCGGGCCGCCCACTACCCATGCATCACAGGTCCTGCTGGCCGCGCACTTGAAGTCAAAGATTTCGCAGTAACCCAAATCAGCCAGCTTGATCGTGCCCCAAGGGTCAGCCTCGTTGCCAATGCCGTCAGCAATGCACTGCTTGATCTTGTCCGAGACATTGAACGCGGCACAGTTCCCGCAACGCGACTGCTTGGCCTCGTCCACCGACACATCCCACTCATCAGCCTTCTCACGCCAAAAGGCAGTGTTTGGCAGATTCGGATTCTCAGGACCGTACTTTGCGCTGGTGATTGCCTTGCCGCGATTCTTCAGGTTGAGCGTAATGTCTTGTGTGGGCGCAGGGCAAGATGCACCTGCATCCTCATAACCGGCCTCTTTGTCCATGGCCTGTGCCATGGTGCGTTTGAGCGTTGCCATTACTTCATACCCTTCATGCCAGCTTTGGGCTTGATCTTGGCTTCGGACAACGCGATGGCGATGGCCTGCTTGGGATTCTTGACAACTTTGCCGCCCTTGCCAGAGTGCAATGTGCCAGACTTGTACTCGCCCATCACCTTGCCCACCTTCTTCTGTGCTTTGGTCATCTTCATGCGTTACTCCTTTGAAATTAAGTTGTTGGTGCATGGCATCCAAGGTGGCTCGATACGATTTGTCTCCACCTCAGCAGCTTTCGCTGCACCAACACGACTGGGGACTGTTGGCCTACCCCAAGAATCCTCAGAGCCAATCCCCATGCGTGTTGACGCACCACGCAATTATGCAACCCTTGAGAGGTTTCTTTTCAACGGTTGACTCCACTTGGTGCTCGCCTTACTCCCCATCATGCCAATGACCGCATCAGAAGCAAATGTCAAACAAAACGCATCTGCCTTGTCAGGCGATGCCAAACCCCGCTTCCTGATCTCGTCTTTACCCTCAATCTGAATCTTCCCATTTGAGGTGAACATATAACGCACAGTCGCGAGTTCTGCCACCAGTAACTCATCTTTTGGCAACCGACAGTCCCTCGCCTCGAGCCACGCCTTGGCCTTGTACCAGAGCTCGGCCTTCAGGTTGCGATATGTCGTGCCCATGGCCGGTGACTCTGCCACATTGATCCCACGCGCTGGCAGATTCAACTCTCTCAACCGGTCAACCACACCCGCGCCCAAACCAATCGAGTCCACCAGTATCTCTGTCGGCCTCTCAGATGGCGGCAATATCTCGTACTCAGCCACCACCGCACCTGTCAACTGCATCAAATCCAAATTCTTCCAAGTCTTGATCGGCTCAATGACCGCGTTGCCACGCCTCTTGCACAATGCAGAACGGTCAGAACCAAACCTCGCCACATCCAAACCCCACACCAGTGGCGCGTAAGGCGATGCCTCCACATCCCGATTCATCGCCAAATCCAGCAACTCCATGGGTATCACCGTGTCCTCGTCACTTTTCGGGAACTCACCCAACACCCGAATCCGGTAGGCGTTGCTCTCCTCGCCATAGCGCGACTTCATCTCCTCAATGTACGCCTCGCTCACCCTTGGCGAGTCAGCGCATGACACCTTCATCGTCACCCAGTCTGCCGCCAACCGGTTGTGGGTGTCGTAAAAGAACCCCGAACTCCTTACCGGATTGCCGAGTAGTAATGTCACCGCGTTGTGCCCAGACATTGACCCGCTGGCCGCCTCAAACACCTTCTCAGGGATACCGCTGGCCTCGTCCCCCACCAGCATCACATGGTCACTGTGCACCCCCTGCAAGGCTTCGGGTTGCTCTGCGCGGCTTGTCCTGGCAGAGATAAATGCCTCCTCTGCCGCGCCAATCACCTCAATCCTGTCCTGCTTCACATCCAACTGTTCCCCCAGCATCGGTGGCAGTGCCTTCACCCAACGCTTGACCTCGGCAAATAGGGCATCGTATAGCTGGCTGCTTGTCGGGGCTGTCACCACCACCTTGACAGGGAATCTCAAGAAGAGATACCAGAGCATCGCCCAGCTTGCTGCCGTGGACTTGCCCACGCCATGGCCTGATCTGACGCTTATTCTGCGGTGGCCTTTGGCAATGCTGTTCAAGAACTCCACCTGCCAGGCATCGGGTTCAGTGTTCAAGACCTCTCGGACAAACAAAACAGGATTGTGTTTGTAGAGCTTGACGAATTCCACAAAAGGGTTGTTCGCCACCAAGTCATCAGGATTTTTTTTGGCGGGTGTCGGTTTGCTCATGGTGGGTATAGGGGGGTGGGGTTCGGTGAATGTCAGGTTGCGTCATCAGTCGCCCCCGCCAAGAATCGCAAGGGGGGGGCATCGCGGCCGCGCCAGGCGCAGACCGCGAGCGCGGCCACTTTACCGCCGAAAAGTTGTCCACAGGCATATGCACTGCTAAGTCGTTGATTTACAAGCATACTTACAGACAACTTACAGATTTGATTTAACACGATGTCCATTATGTTAAGTCAAATGTGGATAACTGGACGCATTTTGGTCATTTTCCGGCCAGATTTACGTTATCCACAGGCGAATGTGCGATCTGCGCCCGATTTTCTGTGGATAAGTCATCGAGCACCTCGGTGTGCCGCAAAGCCGCCATGCGTAGGTCTTGGATGTTTATGTTGACCTGTGCGGCTTTTTGTAAGCCATAGGTTTTCTGATCCCAGCGTTCGGCCAGCCACTGGCGCGTGCGGATGCGCTGGACATCGCGCTGCGGATTGCTCTCTGCCATGCTGTCTGCGATGGATAAAGTCTCAACCGCAAGCATATCGGCGGCCTTCGCACGCGCACGCGCGATTATAGTGGGATCGGTATCTTCGATCCATTGCTCGAGTGCTCTGCGCCCGATGCCCAGTTCATAGCAAATCTGCGTCTGCGACTTGCCGACTTCGAGCATCGAAATGATCATGTCCTCTGGCAAATCTTCAAGCAATGCCATGTCTTGACGAAACTTTGGCCTTCCAGGCACGCTCAAACCCCTTTAAAACGCGATTTAAGCCACTCAAATCCCGATTTGACCCATTGACCTACCTTACCCATGATTTCACTTAATTTGCCCATTTTTGAACCTCTCTGCTTGTTCTGTGTTGAATTTTGACTCCGGATTGCTGCCGTTGAGCACCTCGAGGTCATCTGGAAAGTCATCAAACCCTGATTCTCCCCCGATTTTGTTGGCCTTGAACGAAACCACTTTGGCGGTTGGATCAAACGCCTTGACCTTAATCACTTCCTGAACCAGCGGATCGTTGAAGATGACCTCGAGTTCTTCCATGGAC